CCCACGCCGTGTTTGTCGGCGGCAAGCTGCTGCAGCCCGGCGAGAGCCGGGAGTTCAACTTGGGCGATCTGCCGCCCGAATGCGCGCCGCCGGTGGCCGATGCGCCAGCCGACAAGACGGCCGCAGAGCTGCAGGCCGAGCGCTTTGGCATGATTCTGGCGGGCAATGTGGGCGGCGTGGTCGCTGACCTGCCCGCGCTGGACAAGGCCGAGCTGGCCGAGTTGCAGGCGCTGGAGCAGGCCGGGGCCGCGCGCAAGGGCGTGCTGCAGGCGATTGACGCGGCCCTGCTGGCGCTGGCCAGCGCTGTGGTGCCGCAATGACGTACACGATGAGCCGGGCTGATCTGGTGCTGGCGCTGAAGGCGTCACTGCACGATGTGGCCAGCGTGTTCGATGGCGACACCGCCGCGCCTGACGCGAATTTTGAGCGGTTTTTGCTCCAGGCGCTGCCCGATATGCAGATCAAGCGCCCGGCCACGCGGCTGGGCACTGTCGAGCTGCGGGCGGGCGTGGCGCGCATGTCTGTGGGCAGCAGCAATGCAGGCTTTGCGGCGTTCAAAACGTATTTGTGGGGGGACGATTGCAAGATCAAACCTTGGAGTCCTGACTACCCAGGCACGCTGCCGCGTGTGAGCGCGAGCTTTGAGGCTGGGCAATGGTGGCTGAACTTTTCGCCTGCGCCATCGGGTCGCCAGATCAGCGTTCACGGCAGCCAGTTTGATTTTTGGTACTACGCCCAGCACACGATTGGCGAGCTGCCCGAGGGCACGACCATCGGCTTACAGGATCGCGGCCTGTTGATCTTGCGCGCTCAGGTTGAGGCCATGCGCGAGCTGGCTATCCGCAACGCGGGCAAGCCGGTGGCCATGCGCGACGGCGTGAGCGGCCAGAGCCGCAACAGCACCCCGTCGGCGATGGCCGATGCGCTCATGCGCCAGTTTCTGGAGACGCCATGAGCAGCGCCGCGCCGAACGAAATCCGCATCAATCTGGAGGCGGTCGGGGCCGATGTAATGCAGGCTGTCGGGCTGGAAATGGCGGTGCAGGCACAGATGATTGCCAAGACGATGCAGCGCCACGCGCCGAAATTCCGTAGCACGCTGTGGAAAACGATTGCTGTCCACCAGGATGGCCCGCTGGCTTATGAGATCAAGCCCGGCGTGGCTTATGCCGGGTACGTGGAAAACGGCGTCAAGCCCGGCGGCAAAGGCCTGCCGAAATTTAACCCCAACAACGACATGGCGCAGTGGCTGCAAGGCCAGAACGCCAGCCGCTTTGTCGGGCCTCATCCGCTGGTGCGCAAGCGTGCGCCGCGCACCGGCTCCAAAGCCTTTTTGGCGGTGCAAAAGGTGCTGAAAGACCGCTATTACGGCATGAGCGCCCACATCCGCCGGTACGGCATCAAGGCGCAGCCTTTTGTCGCGCCCACGATGGCCGAAGCCGCACCGCTGGCGCTGGCCCGCATTGACGCCGCCGTGCGCCGCGTGCTGGCAGACCGGGGGCTTGCGCCATGAGCGGCTACAACACCGCGCTCGATGCGCTGGTGGCCAGCCTGGCTACCGCGCTGCCGACGCGCCACGTACAGCGCAGCCTGATCGACCCGGCCAGCGTCAAGGCCGACAAGCTGCAAGCGGGCGTGCTGTGTGTGGTCAGCCAGAGCGGCGGCAAGTTTGCCCAGTACATCGGGCGCCTGGGCGAGCTGGGAACGCTCAAGGTCGCGCTGGTGGGCTTTGTCAGCGTGCCCGAAAAGTCCGAGCCTGCAGACATCGAGCGCGCCGAGCTGGCGCTGCTGGAGCAGTTGCTGGAGTGGGTGGGCAGCTCCGTCCCCGGCGTCAATGCCGTGTATTTGATGGACTGGACGCAGAGCCAGCAGCTCGAACACCCGTTCGGCTGGCTGGTTTTGAACCTCGAAGTCCGAACCTGATTTTTGAAAAAGGAATGCCTGATGGCGACGAAAAACCCAACCCTGCCCGCTGGCGCTGACGCGCTGGAGAGCGTGAATTCGGCGGTGCCCAGCGCTGCCCCTGCCGCCGCTGCGCCCGCAGCGCCTGCGGCCTCTGGTGAAACCGCAGCGCCCGCCCTGACCGCCCCAGAGCGCGGCGGCTGCTACACGCTGGCCACCGATGGCAGCTACACCCGCAACCAGGACTAAGCCATGCCACGCTATACCCGCAACACGGTCATCATGGCCAAAATCGAAGGCACGCCGGGCACTGATGCCGTGCCTGTCGCAAACAGCAATGCCATTCTGGTTCGCAACTCGACGTTTGACCCGATTTACAACAACGTCAAGCGCGAGCTGATTCGGCCCTATATGGGCGGTGCCGAAGAGCTGCAGGGCACACGGTTTATCAAACTCAGTTTTGAAGTCGAGTTTGCAAACTCTGGAACGCTGGGGACTCCACCGGCGTGGGGGCCGCTGGTGCGCGCCTGTGCATTTTCCGAAGTCATTGCGGCAGGCGTATGTGTGAGCTATGCACCAGTGTCCAGCGGCATTGAATCGCTCACGATTTATTACTACAAAGACGGCCTGCTGAAAAAAGGCACTTATGGCCGTGGCACTGTCAAATTCGGCATGCTGGAAGGTGATATTCCAGGGCTGAAATTCGAATTCACGCTGATTGATGCGGGCATTGCTGTCAGCGCCAATCCAGACCGCACGCTGACCGCGTGGAAACCTCCGCTGTTGATCAGCAATGGCAACAGCGGAGATATTAGGCTGGGCAGCACGCTCAATGCGTCAACGGGCGTTATCAGTGGCGGCACGGCTTATATCAGCCGGGGTCTGGAACTTGATTTGGGCGGCTCTATTTCGCAAATTTCAATGCTCAATGCGCAAGGCGTGGATTTCAAAGACCGCGAAGTGACTGGCTCATGCCAGTTTGAACTGACCGCTGATCAGGAAGCCACTTTCCTGACGGATATTTATGCCAACACCCTGACCTCGCTCAGTTTTGAGCACGGCACCACGGCGGGCGGAAAAATCGCTATTTTCGGCAGCACGGTGCAGCGCACCAGTCCCAAGGATGTGGATTACGAGGGCCGCATGAACCTCGGCGTGGACCTGCGCTTTACGCCCGCCAGCTCGGCCAATTCTGAGCTGCGCATCATTTGCAAATAACCTTTTTTTAGTTTGCAAATAACCATTTTTCAAGGATTTTCAGCATGTTTGTCGTTACCCAAAAGCCTACTTTTTCCGCGCCTGTCATCGTCAACCGTCCGGCAGATGGCGGCACTTTCGAGCGCGCCGAGTTCAGCGTAATTTTTAAAGCGCTGAAGAAATCCGAAATTGATACGCTGCTGGCGCACATCCGCCAGCGCGCCAAAGTGTCGGCGGAAAACCCCGATGCGCCCATGCTCAAAGACCGCGAAATCATCGACAAGGTGCTGGCCGGTTTTGGCCCCGAAGTGGTGGACAAGGACGAAATCCCCCTGCCCTTCACCACTGAAAACGTCGATGCGCTGTGCGAACTCTGGATGGTCGAACCGGCCATCATCAAATCGTTTTTTGACAACTACGTGAACGCCTCGGCAAAAAACTAAAAGCCATCGCCCGCCACGCGCTGCGGCAGGACACCTGCCCGGCGGACGATGAGGAGCTTGACAAGGCGCTGCAGGCTTTTGGCCTGCGCATGGAGCGCCAGCCGCGCCAAGAGGTCGCTTGTGATGTGTGGCCTGAGCACAGCGATGCGCTGAACCTGTTTATGCAATGCCTGGACCAGCTCCAGATCAGCATCGGCATGGGCGGCGTGTCCTGGCGGGGAGCGTCATCGGCCAGCGTGCTGCAGGAAGCGCGCTGGCTGGGCATGGGCTGCAAGCGCCAGCGCGCCGTGGTGCCGCAATACCGCGTGATGGAGCGCGAAGCCCTGCGAATTCTGAACGAGCGCGAAGCGCGGGCAGCAGCAAAAAAATAAGGACAGTGCATGGCAGCGGAAATTGCGATCCGGTTCACGGCAGACGGCAAAGCCGTGGTGCAGGCGGCCAAAGAGGCCCAGGCTGCGCTGCAGGGCGTCGATGCCCAGGCCGGGCGCACCAGTGGCGCGCTGCAGGGCGTGCAAAACGCTGGCGCTGGTGTCAGCACATCATTTGCGAGCATCGGGCGCGCCAGCGTTGTGTTTGGCGCGGTCAATGCGGCGGCGAGCGGGTTGCTCAGCGTCATGCAGCGCCTGCCCGCCAGCGGCATTGAGTTTGCGGCATCGCTGGAGGTAAGCCAGGTCGGCATGGCGGGCATTTTGGCCAGCATGACGGCAATGGATGGCAAGGCGACCAGCTACGCCAAAGGCATGGAGCTGGCCAGCGGCATCACCCAGCGGCTGCAGCGCGAAGCCATGATGACGGCGGCCACGACTCAAGAGCTGGTGAGCACGTTTCAGGCGTTGCTTGCGCCCGGACTGGCCGCAGGGATGACGGTCGCTGAAATCGAAAAGCTCACATCAACGGGCGTGACGGCTGTCAAATCTATGGGCATGGCCAGCAACCAGGTGGTGCAAGAACTGCGCGATTTGGTGCAAGGTGGCATTACGCCAGCCAGCTCTCAATTGGCATCGTCGCTGGGACTGAAGGATGCTGATATTGCTCGGGCAAGGGCAAGCGCCGAAGGGTTGTATGCGTTTTTGATGAAGCGGCTCAAGGGCTTTGAAGAAGCTGGCCCCGCTTACGCCAAGACTTTCACCGGCACGATGGATTTGCTGGCCGAGCGCGCCAAGATGACGGCATCGGTGATGTTCGCACCGCTGGCCGACGCGCTGAAAGAGCAGGCGGCTGGCATCGGCGAGGCGCTGAACAACGATCAGAACGTTGCCGGGCTGTCCAAAATCTCGGGCGCTGTGGCGTCGGTGGCGACAGGGCTGGGCATGGCCACGCGCTTTGCCATCGAACACAGCGGCGCGATTGTGGCAGTCGGGCAGGCTTATGCCGCCATCAAGTTCGGCGCGATGGTGGCGGGCTGGGTTGCGTCGGCGCAGGCCATGACGGCGGCATCTGCAGCGTCGCGCTTGCAGGCGGCCCAGAGCGCGGCTGAAGCGCTGGCCAACACGCAAGTCACCCTCACCGCGCAGCAAAAGCTCGCGGCCTACATCGCCGAGCTGGCCGCAAAGCAGGCATCGGCCCAGGCCACGGCGGTCGAGACGGCGGGCCGCGTGGCATTTCTTGAAACCAGCCTGGCGATGATTGCCGTGTCCCGCGAGGAGACCGTCTCAAAGCTGGCCGCGACGCGCTCGACGATTGCGCAGGCCGAGGCCCAGCTTGCGGCGGCGCGGGCAGCGGGCGCGCAGAGCTTTGCGCTGGCGCTGGTCAGAGAGGCCACGGTCACGCTGACGATGGCGCAAGCCACGAATGCGGCGCTGGTCACAGAACTGGCCGTGCTGGGCCGCCAGCAAGCCAGCGTGCATGCGGCGACGGCGGTGGCCATCGGGGCGCAGGCGGCGGCCACCGAAGGCGCGGCGCTGGCCAGCGGGCAGCTGGCAGCGGCGCAGCGGGCGGCGTCGGCATCGACCGGCGCGATGGGGTCGGTGATTGGTGCGCTGGGCGGGCCAGTGGGCATTGCGATTGCGGCCATTGGGTTGCTGATCATCAAGCTGGCCTCCCTGCGCAGTGAGGGCCAAGCCGCCGCGCTCGATGCGCAGTCCTTTGAGCGCGTCAAGACCGCGAACGCCTCGGGAAAACAAGCCGAATCGCGCGACGTGCAAAAAATCGCGCCGCAAGTCGAGGCGCTGAAATCGCAGGCTGACCAGCTCGAACTGAACATCAAAAATAACGACCCGTGGGCCATCAACGGGAAAGTGGAGCGCGAGCGGCTCGCCCGCTACGAATCTGAGCTGGCCAAGGTGCGCCAGCGCACCGCAGAGCTGACCGGCGTGGCGGCGGCGGCTGATGCCATCACAAAAAAATCTGAGTCGGGTTTGCAGGTCAACGCAATGGGGGCCACCAAGTCGCTGGATGCGCTGCTGTCAAAGCAAAAGACCGTGAGCGCAGCGCAAGCTGAAGCCAAGCTGGAAACCTCGGCGCTGGACACTCAGCTGGCCGCGCTGAAGGCGAACAAAACCACCACGCCCGAGCAGGCGGTGGAGTACGAAAAGAAGGTGGCCGAAGCCAAAAAGGCCGTTGCCATCAAGCTCAAGGCCGACCTGGCCAGCATCAACAAAAAAGAGAATCCGGGCGCTGGTGCAGCGGCTGGCCAAGCTGCCGCGCTCGACAACTCCCAGCTCGCCTTTGACCTTGACCAGAACAAAAACGCCGCCGAAGCGCTGGCGAAAAACTACACCGATGCAGAAAAAATCATGGAGGCGCGCCGCAGCGCCGGGCTGATCAGCGAAGCCGAGTATTACGCGGCCAAGCTGGGTTTCCTGAATTTGAACAGCGCTGCTCAAGAAGCGGCGCTGCAGGCCGACATCCAGCGCCTGCAGCAGGAAGAGTTGACCGGCAAAAAGCAGGTGGACAACGCCAAGAAAATCGCCGACGCGCAGGCCAAGCTGGCAAACGTCAAGGCGGGCACTGCTGCCAATTCAGAACTGCTGGCGATTCAAGAAGCCGCTGCCAATCAGAAAATCGCTCAGTCTTATATTGACGCCAGCACCGCCGCGAATATTTATATTCAAACGGTCAACCGACAAAATGCGCGGGAGATTAACGGCATTGGCAAGGGAACGGAATTTCGCGCCCAGCAGTCGGGCATCAATGCAATTGAAGATAAACAAACCAGTCAAACGCAAAAGCTTGATGATGATTTGCGGAATAAAAAGATTGACAAAGGCCAGTTTGATATTTATTTAGGCATTGTCAACGATACTTATTCAAAAGAGGTTCAGGCTTATACCGAACGCACACAAGCCATCACGCAAAAACAGGGTGAATGGACTACTGGCGCAAATGAGGCGTTTGCCAATTACAAATCAAGCGCCAGCAATATTGCGGCACAAACAGAAAATGTATTTACCAACGCTTTTAAAGGCATGGAGGACGCGCTGGTGACATTTGCCACGACCGGGAAACTCAGTTTTAGCAGCATGGCTCAGTCGATCATCAGCGACATCATGCGCATCATCATCAAACAGCAGCTCAGCAACGCGCTGGGCGTGGCGGGCGGTGGCGCTGGCGGCGGCTCAGGCGGCGGGGGTATCTTGGGCAGCATCATGGGCATGTTTTCGGGCGGCAGCGCTGCGGCCAGTGCCGGTATGACCAGCGCGGGCACGATGGCCGATTTGACTTCGCTGGGGGTGTTTGCCAAGGGCGGCGTAGTGCAGTCTGCAGACCTGAGCAGCTACTCAAATCAGATCGTCAGTAAACCCACGATGTTTGCCTTTGCCAAGGGCGCGGGCCTCATGGGCGAGGCTGGCCACGAAGCCATCATGCCGCTCATGCGCGGCCCGGATGGCTCGCTGGGCGTGCGCAGCGCGGGCGGCGGCGGTGGTGGTGGCAACGTGCAAATCACGATCATCAACAACGGCTCGAACACCAAAATCGACAAGCACGAAAGCACGGACAGCCGGGGCAACCGGCGGGTGGAGCTGACGATCAGCGATATGGTGGCGGGCGAAGTCCGGCGCGCAGGCTCGGGCATGAACAGCTCAATCCGTGGCACCTTTGGCAGCTCGCCGCAGCTGGTGGGGCGCTAAATGGCCGTGTCATACGTGTGGCCGGGCACCCTACCCCAGAACGTCGCCCAGAACTACGCCGAGACCGGCGGCGCGCTGATCCTGCGCACGCCGATGGATGCCGGGCCGGCCAAATTGCGCCGACGCGGCATGCGCCCGCAGACGCTGCAGGTGTCGCTCGATATGACCACCGCACAGGTGGCCATCATGGAAACCTTCATCCTCGACACGCTGCGCGGCACGTCGCGGTTTGGCTTTCCGCACCCGCGTTTGCAGAGCGAAGCCGAGGTGCGGCTGGTGCCGTCGAGCGATGGCCAGCTCTACGGCATCACTTACAAATCTCCCAACTGCTGGACCGTAGCGCTGGCGCTGGAGATCCTGCCATGAGCCGCTTGGCCAGCCTATCCCCCGCCGCGCTCAAGGCGATGTTTTCGACGGACAGCGATGACACGCTGATTGCCGCCATGACGCTGTCGGGCACCGGCATTGCGCAGCCGATTCGCCTGGCTGACGGGTACACGCACAAATTCGAGTGGCTCACCAGCACGTCAATGACGGTCACCACGCTGTCAACGGGCGCGGCCAGTGCCTTTGCCTATGCCGCTGGCGACGCGGTGCTGCAGGCCGCTGTCAATGCCGACCCTGCCAACGCGCTTTACGGCGTGATGTCGGGCACCGTGCCGTTTCTGTTCCTGCCGTTTCAGTTGACGCTGCCGACCGAAGAAGAGGCCGCGCCGCGCTGCAGCGTGACGATTCACGATGTGACGCGGCTCATGGTGCCCGTGCTTCGCACCATCACCAGCGCGCCCAGCGTGGGCATTGACCTTGTGCTGTCCAGCACGCCCAGCGTCGTGGAAGCGTCGTTTCCGGGTTTCAAGATGGGCGCGATCAGCTACAGCGCGGAAAGCATTTCCGCAGAGCTGACGGTGGACTCGCTGGCCACAGAGCCTTTCCCGGCGCACACCTTCACGCCCTCCTCTTTCCCAGGACTTTTTTGATGGCACCGAACTGGTCAGACGCTTACATCGGCATTCCCTACCTCGCCCAGGGCCGCGACCGCGACGGGCTGGACTGCTGGGGTCTGGTGCGGCTGGTGCATGCCGAGCAGCTGGGTGTGGAGCTGCCCAGCCTGTCGGGCGCTTACGACGCCAGCGAGCGCGAGCGCACCGCTGAGCTGATTGCGGCGCGGCGTGAAGGCTGGGCGCTGGCCGATGTGCCGCGTGCGGGCGATGTGGCGCTGTTCCACGTTTTGGGCTGGGACTCGCACGTCGGTGTGATCGTGCGGCCGGGTTATTTCCTGCACGTCCGGCAGGGCGGCACGGCGGTGGTGGAGCGGCTGGATTCGAGCGCGTGGAAGCACCGCCTGAGCGGCATTTACCGCTACACCGCCCACGGCGCGGCGCTGGACATCGTGGCGCGCCCTCATCCGCTTCAAACCTTGTGCATTGCGGCACAGATCACGCCGGGCATGACGCTTGCGCAAGTAGCGCGCGACGTGCGCCGGGCGGGCCGTGTGCCTGACGGCGTGCCGCTGCAGGCGCTGATCTGTGTGGACGGCGTTTATGTGCCGCCCGAGCTGTGGGACACCACCGTGCCGCCTGCCGGGGCGCGTGTCGAGTACCGCGCCACGGCGCAGGGCAGCGGTGCGGGCCGAATGCTGGCGATGGTGGCCATCATGGCCGTCGCGTTTTACGCCGCCCCGCTGCTGATCGGCGCAATGGGCGGCGTGGCGGCCACGGCGACGACGGCGGCCATCGGCGTGGGCGGATTGAGCTACGGCGCTGCGGTGGGTGTGGCGAGCATGGGCATCAACATGGTGGGCGGCTTATTGCTCAATGCCATTTTTCCCGTGCGTCAGGCGTCCAGCCCGTCTATGCCCTCGACACCGGCGTCGATGGCCATGCTCCAGGGCGGCAGCAACAGCGCGAACAAATACGGCGCTGTGCCGGTGGTCTTAGGTCGCTACCGCTTCACGCCGCCGCTCGGGGCCGAGATTTACACCGAATCCACCGAATCGGCCAATTATTTGCGCATGATTTTGGTGTGGGGCTACGGCCCGCTGCAGGTCAGCGACATCAGCATTGGCTCGACGCCAATGCACTCTTACGATGAGGTGGAGATTGAAACCACCAGCGGCCTGAGCGCCGCCGAGGTTGATCAGGCCGCCTTCAAAGCGATTTACGGCACCGACGTGGACCAGCTGCCCATCAACGTCAAGCTGGCAACCACAGACGGCTGGACAGAGCGCCGTTTTGCAGGCGACACCAGCAAAATCAGCGTGGTGCTCAACTTTCCGGGCGGGCTGTGGCGGGGCGCTGTCGAGGGCAGCGCCGCCGGGACTCAAGGCGCGACCAGCTGTAGTGTCGAGGTGCAGGTGCGCAAAGTGGGTGACGCGGATTGGCTGCTGGTCGGCAACGCGATCAACGCCTACGCGGCCACGCTGGGCAGCGCCTTTTTTGATGTGGATCTGGACGGCGAATTTGACGCGATTTACCAGTGGACACGCATCTCTTTTGACAAATACAACAGCGTCAAAAGGCACACGGGCGCGCTGAGCGACCTGCAGCATGCTGACGCGTCTTATGCGCTGCAGAGCGCCATGTATTCGCCCGATCGCTGGGGGCAAGTAGTCGTGACGGGTGCCACCGCGCACCTGCCCGCCATCCCCGCCGGTGAAACGCTGCTGTGGGACGTGTGTGTGTGCGGCGGTGCCATCGTCGAGCTGGTCGATCACCGCGCCAGCGTGAGCGCCCTCACCGGCTGCGCGCTGAGCACCAGCGGCCTGACGGTGACGATGGCCAAGGGCGCAATTACCCGCACCGGCACGACTTTCGGCATATCAAAAAACACCCGCACCGCGTTTTCAAAACCCCTCAATTTCAGCGTCGAAAAAGGACATTACGACATTCGAGTTCGCCGCATTGATGACGATGCGACGGATTTTTACTACCCGTTGGGCAACAAAGGCATGCGCGTCAGCGAGTGCTACATCACGACGATTACCGGCTACAACAACGTGCGCCCGGTCGCGCCGCCCAAGCCGCTGGCGCTCAGCGCTATCCGCATCAAGGCAACGAATCAACTCAACGGCAACGTCGATGGCATTGCGGGCACAGTCACCTCGATTTGCCTGGACTACAGCAGCGCCACCAGCACCTGGATCAGCCGCCCTACCCGCAACCCCGCCAGCCTGCTGCGCTATGTGCTGCAGCACCCCGGCAACGCCAAGCGCGTGGCCGACAGCCAGATCAACCTCACGGCGCTTGCGCAGTGGCACAGCTTTTGCCGCACGAACGGTTTTATGTTCGACAGCGTGCTGACCGGGCAGCAAGCGCTGTTTGACGTGCTGCGCGACATTGCCGCCGCCGGGCGCGCCAGCCCGACGCTGGTGGACGGCAAATGGACCGTGGTGATTGACCAGCCGCGCAGCGAGATCAGCCAGCACTTCACCCCGCACAACAGTTGGGGTTTCGAGGGCACGCGGGCGCTGCCGGTGCTGCCCCACGCGTTCCGCGTCAACTTTGCCAACGCCCAGCGCGACTACCAAGCGGATGAGCTGATCGTGTACAACGACGGTTTTTCAAAAGCCAACGCCACGCTTTTTGAGGCCATCAGCTTTCCGGGCGTGACCAGCGCCACCGTGGCACACAAGCACGCCCGCTTTCACCTGGCGCAGCTCAAGCTACGGCCCGAAACCTACACGCTCAATGCCGACATCGAGCACCTGATTTGCACACGCGGCGACCTGGTCAAAGTGACGCACGACGTGCCGATGTGGGGTCTGGGCAGCGCCCGCATCGATGAGCGCATCAGCGCCACGGTGCTGCAGCTCGATGAGGAGCTGGGCATGGACGCGGGCAAGCAGTACACGCTGCGCATCCGCCAGTCCGACGGCTCCAGCCTGACGCGCACCGTGGCCGCCGTGGGCACAGATGGCTACTACCGCCAGCTCACGCTCACCACCGGCGTGACCAGCACGCAAGGCGAGCCCGGCGCGCTGGTGCTTTTTGGCGAGCTTGGCCAAGAGTCGGTGGACCTGATCGTGCAGAGCATTGAGCCCGCCGAAAACATGACGGCGCGCCTGACGCTGGTGGACTATTCGCCAGCAATTTACGACAGCGACACCGAAGCCATCCCAGCTTTTGACAGTCAAATCACCCTGCCCCCGACGCTGCTGCAGCCCGTGGTGACGCAAAAGCCCACAGTGGTGGGCGTGGTGTCCGATGAGCGCGTGATGAAACGCACCGCGCCCGGTCAGTACGTGTACGGCCTGCGCGTGGCCTTCACCGGCCCGTCCAGTCTGCCCAAGGCGGTCACGCACGTGCAGGGCCAAATCGACTTTGCTGATGACGATACCGACGATTGGCAACACGACACCATCGTGGCCATCAAGCTGGGCTCCATCACGTTTGACCACGTGCAAGAGGGCAGCGCGTACCGTTTCCGCCTGCGCTACGTCGATGCCGCCGGGCGCGCTGGGCCTTGGACGGCGGTGCAGACGCACACGGTCGCCGGGCGCATCAACCCGCCCGCAACAGTCGCCAGTTTGACGGTCGCAGTTTCTGGTGGCCGCCTGCTGCTGGACTGGGCAGACAGCCAAGAGCCCGACGTGACGCGCTACGAAGTGCGCAAAACCAACAGCGGATGGGGCACGGCGGATGCCAACCGGGTGTATTTCGGCGGCTCATCGACGGCGTACTTCACGCCCGGCGCGCCCGGCGTTTACACGTTTTATGCCAAAGCCCGCGACGACGCGGGCAACTGGTCAACGCTGGCCGCCAGCTGCAGCTACACCTACGCCGCGCCCGCCGCGCCCGCCAGCGCCGTGCAGGACATCATCAAAGTCGCTGCGGGCAAGGTCAACCTGTCCATCGACTGGCCAGCGCCCGCTGCCACCTCTTTTGTGGTCGCGGGTTATGAGCTGCGCGCTGCAAACACCGGCTGGGGCACTGCGGGCTTCAAATACCGGGGCGCGGCCTCGATTTGCCAGCTCACCAGCCTGTCAGCCACGGCGACCACCACGCTGTATCTCAAGACGTTCGACGCGCTGGGCAACTACAGCGCGGCGGCGCTGACCATCGTGCATGACGCAACACCACCCGCCAGCCTGGCCACCGCCACCCTGACGCTGGCGCGCGCCCGCGCCACGCTGACCATGACGCTGGCCAACCTGCCCGCCAAGCCTGCCGATTTCGACTGCTACGAATTTCGCATCGGGCAAGTGCGCACCGGCGCGACCGGCGGCGATGACACGCCCGACGCCATCGTGTCGGGAACCACCGACAACTTTTGGTCAGACCCCGATTGCCAGATTGTGCGCAGCGCCACACCCAGCGCCAGCATTGCGCTGGCCAAGTTCACCGCCCCGCTGTACAGCACGGCGGGCGTGACATACCGCGTGGCCTGCCGCATGCGCGACAAATCCGACAACTACTCCCCGGCCTCGGCCATTTCATCCATCACCATCACCAAGATTGCTTAAAAATGAGCGCAACCCTGACCGCAGGCGGCAACGCCATCACCTTTCAAGTTTCAAATCCAAGCCGCGACGATTTGGTCGGCATGATCGTCTGGTGCAGCACCACCAACGGCTTCGCGCCCGGCCCCGCCACTCAGGTGTACAACGGCGCAGACTTGACGCTGCAAATCATCGGCCTCGCCGCTGGCACAGCGCATTACGTGCGCTACGCGTTGTTAAGCGAAATCGACCCGACCGATTACGACGTGTCAGCCCAGCTCACGGCCACACCCGTGGCATCGGCAGCGCCTGGGGCGACCGTGGGCGCGACGTGGGGCACCAATGTTTTAGGCGCACCCGCAAATCTGACTGCGCTTGCGGGCACAGAGGAGATTAAAAACGATTTGGTGGTTGTGGGCGGCAGAAATCTTGCTGTTGGCTCAAGCAATGGGAATGGATGGCTGTATGACGCAAGAGATGGTGATGAATTTAGAGTAACTCGATCTGCCACCTCGGAAACTGGTTATATATACAGTAACCAAATAACATTTGATCCAAGTGAGGAGGTTACTCTTTCGTTTGAGTCAATGCAGATCGGTGTCGTAAGCAATTGTGATTTATATTTTCTTGGAGAAAGTTATTGGATTACTGGCGCAATTTCATCAATAAATTACCCATTATCAAGTTCATGGATAAAAAACAAATTTGGATTTAAATTACCATCAACATTTCATGGGGAGCCAATAACAATACGGTTTGACCACAATGGAGGTGACGGCTCAGCTTCTACCGTCTGCGTCAGAAAAATAAAGCTGGAATATGGGAATAAAGCAACAGACTGGACGCCGCCCGTCGAAGACGTTGCCGCAGGAATAGCGACGGCTGCAACAACAGCCGCCTGGTCAGGCGTCGCCGCAGTCCCTGCAAATTTGGCGACCGCTGGAGCCACGCCTGCGGTGAGCGTGCTCAACAGCGCCATCGCCCTGGCTGCAGACGGAACCCTGACGGGCGGCGGCGCATCGGCACAGGTCAGCTTGACCTCTATCCCCGGCGTGCTGCAAACGACGCACCTAGGCGCGTTCACGATGTCGGCCAGCGCCTCGATCACGGCGGGGACATCCAGCAATGGCGTGGTGATTGATGGGCTGAACAAGCGGATCTGCGTTTTTTCTGGCGGCATCGAGCGCGTGCGTCTGGGCTACGGCGTCGGTGTCGGCGCTGCTTACGGGCTGCAAGTCAAAAGCTCAGCGGGCAAAGTCATGCTCGACACGGCTGACGGCGTGCTGATGCGCGGTGACGTGACGCAAGACAATTATTCAATCGGCGACGCCAGCACAGGCGGCATTGATGCGACGTTCGGTTATAGAAATATCGCTATAGGCACTCAAGCGCTGGCAACGGCGGGCGGGTCTGGGAAGCAAGAAAACATCGGCATAGGTACTCAGGCGCTGCAGCTATGCACAGACGCAGGATACAACGTCGCCATCGGCCCCTACACGTTAAAAAACGTCACCACTGGCGATGGAAATGTGGCGATTTGTTCCGGGGCAGGAACGGCAATCACGACAGCAAATTACAACATCTCCATCGGAGACAACTCGCTGTCAAGCAGCGGACTGGCGAGCGTGGGGGGTGAAAATGTAGCAATGGGCAGCGCGGCAATGCAAAACGCGGCGGGCAATTTGTGTCGGTCGAATACGGTAATTGGATATGCTGCTGGACAAAACATAACCAGCGGAAAAAATTCAATTTTTGGTTATCAGGCGGGAATTGGCCTAAGCGCAGAAGAAAACACGATTATTGGCGCCAGCGCTGGCTCAGTAGCAAATTCTGGCAACCGCAACGTGTTGCTTGGTTGCAACTCCGGCTCTGCCCTACCCGCTACGACGCGCGCAGTGGTGGTGCTGGGCAGCAACGATGGTGCGGGCGCTGTCAATAACGCAATCATCCTGTCCGATGGCGACGGCAATATTAAAGCAACAGCAAATGCAGCGGGAGATTGGGATTTCACCGGCTCAATGAGAACGGGATCGGTAGATGGAGGAAGCTCATCTGTTGGTTTTTATAACAGATACCGCAATGCCGGAAGCGCAACAAATCAGTACGGCTACTACGAAAATGGCATGTGCTCGGAGTCCTGCATAGCGACCCATTACGGAGCGTACATCGGACTGCGGGGGGCAGCTGGAAGTGCGGCATACACAACGACGGGCGTGCAGAATGTGCGGATTAGCAATTACGCAAAAGGCACCAATCAAACCGTCACGGTGCAGTATGGTTTTTATATAGAACCACTGACGGCAGGCACGACAAACTGGGGCGTGTACCAATCGGGCTCAGCAAACAAAAACTATTTTGCTGGAAACTTACTGCTCGGCACTGTCACCGATGACGGTGTGAACCAGCTCCAGGTTGCTGGCGACGCCTCCCTCACAGGCAAGGTAGCCGCCGCCAGTCTGCTGGCCAGCGGCACCGGCGGCGTCGGCTACGCCACCGGCGCGGGCGGCGCGGTCATGCAACCGACCAGCAAAGCCACCGCCGTCACGCTCAACAAAGCCAGCGGCAAGGTCACGCTGAACGCGGCGTCGCTGGCCGCCGGGGCCGTTGTGAGCTTCACCTTGACGAACAGCACCATCGCCGCCACGGACGTGGTCACGGCGTGCATTGCATCGGGCGCGACCGCTGGCGCTTACCTCGCCACGGTTGACGCGGTGGCGGCGGGTTCGTGCCGCGTGTCGCTGCGCAACCTGAGCGCGGCGGCGCTGGCCGAGGCCGTGGTGCTCAACTTTGCCCTGGTCAAGGCCGTGAGCGCGTAACAGTGGGCTAAAAAAGTCATCTAGGAAGGCTAAAAAAATGAATCCCTCAGACCTGAACCTGATCTTGGGCGCAACGGCGGCGCTGCTGGTGACGCTGGGCGGCGGCGCGAAGTGGCTGCTGATGTACATCGACGCTCAGCAGACAAAAGGCGAGCTGGCCGAAGCGGCGGCGCGCAATGAGCTGTCGGTGCGGCTCTACGAAGAAATCCGCGTGCTGCGCCTGGAGCTGTCGAACTCACACGCTGAAAAACGGCTGTACCTGCGCCGAATCTTTCAACTGGAGTCGTTCATCCACGCGCAGGAAGGTTTGATGATGCCCATCATGGACGGCTGGCCACCGGCTTGATTGCCGGGTCACGTTTTAGGAATCACCATTTCCAATGGGACATTGCCATTTAAAGATTTATTTATGTTTTCATAAATAAATAACATATTGGCAATATCTGATTTAAATAGCTTAACTCCTTTTTCGTCAATGGCTTCATAGGAGTCTTTTCCGGTCAGCCTAATTGATAGGGTTGACTCTGCTTTTATGTTTTTTAATGATTTGATTTCATCATCAGAAAGCGCAAATTGAAAACCCTCATATACGCCATAAGTTTCTATGCGCTGAGAGACTTCAAGTAAATTGAAGTTTTTTTCAAAAAGTATTTTTCCATCAAGAAGGATGGATAAATTTCTCATAAAAAGCCATTGATGCGTACCAGAGAAAAAATGAGGAAGCATCAGGAAGTATGGTCTCTGGCTATCACCAACTGAGAGGTAAGTTTTCACGTATGTATCGGGCGGGCCAACAGACTTTGGACCACCCATAAAGAACGTTCTTTTTTTGAAAGCATCATGAGATGCAAACGATGAGGCAAAACATTTATCCGCATCTTTTTGAAAACAAGCAAGAAATGAAACAACGCCATTGCCCTCATCCTTCATCTGAGAAGACGTAAAAGAAGAGTCAAGCGCTTTTTTCCAGTCTTCTGCCGTGGCTGTGGAGAGCATCGGTGTCTTGGTGTCAGGTATGTCGCCAATTTTTCCGCATGCCGCCAGGGCGAACAGCAGCACGATCAGCAGGTAGGCGCGAAAAGGTCTCACGGGAATTTCCTTGTGGGTCGATGGCTACTGCAGCAGCGACAGCAGCGCGAGTTTTTTTTGTAGTTCGGATTTTGTCTTTTTGCTTAAAAATTAACGGAATCGTCAAGCATGAAGGGGAATTCCCTGGTGAACGTCAAGCCTTCATCCGTTTCCGTGAACTCAGGGGAGTGCGGATCACGACGCCCGATCACGTTCGTGATAGCCGCCTGAACGCCTTGCTGGTGCTTTGACAGGCGCTGGACGGTTTCCAGTGGCAAGTCCTTGCTCAACTCCCGTACCCCCTCGCTCAAGAGGTGTATCGCTTGCAGGATGTCAATCAGGTCGCGGTCATTCATGGCCAATTGCTTTCTTAGATAGAGGTGAAAACCTATTTGAACAACGAAAGCAGCGCGAGCTGCTTCTGCACAGGCATGCCGTGGAAGACTTCGAGCATTGCCCGGTCAAGCTCGGTGAAGGCGTGGTAAGCCGCCCCCCCTTCTTTTGCAAGTTGAGCTGTTGCGGCAGTTGCCACGCTATAGCGGATGGGTGCAGATGAAATTCCCTGAACGGGGTTCGTCTTGAGACTTTCGCGCAACCGCATGTTGATCTCGTGGGTGAGTTTCCTACCTTGTGCCGTAGCTGCGCGCTGCAGTTCCGCCTTGAGCTGGGACGGCATGCGCAGCAGTAGTTGCGCTGGTTGGTCATCTGTCATGTGAATTTTTCCAAGTGATATACAAATTATCGTTGCCCGACGTATATCTTTCAGATATAGTCGTGCATCCACTAGATTTACATCAACTATGACCAAAAAAAATTGCAAACAGGTACTGCTGCGCATCCCGATCCCGTTGCTGGAGCAGATCGACGCCTTGGCAAAAAAAGAAAGCAGAAGTCGGACGGCAGAAATTTGCCTTTTGCTGGATCAGCTTTTCAATCAGAAGAAATCTGTCGCCGAGGTCAAAGATCATGAGTGACGCTCTGACCCCGGCAACAAAGCGCCCCGCTCGCGCCCCGCGCCGCTTCACCGCCATTCACAACCTGCCCGCTGGCCGTGTGCCCGATGTGGCCGGTCTGCTGATCGAATTCTTCGGCCCTGCCTTGGTGCAGGCCACCCAATCCCCCGCCCCAGCCACCGCCGCCGCGCCCAGCGCCGCCGTCGTGTCGCTGTTGTCCACAAACCCGCGCTGATGCGCCCCGCCCCGACTGACCTGGTGCAGCAGTCGAGGCTTTTTTTTAACGCACCGGGAGAAAACCATGAATAACGCAACTGAGCGATATTTGACAAAGCCTGAGCAGCGCGAACTGCTCAACGCTGCAAAGAGCCAAGCCTGCCCGCTGGCCCAGCGTGATTACCACTGGATGGCCACGCTCATCCTGACCGGCATGCGCATCACCGAGTTCAGCCGCCTGACAGTGCCGATGGTGCGCCAGGCGATCGCCACCGGCTGGCTGTTTTCAAAAAAAGAAGACTGCAAGGGAAGGCGCGAGGAAAACAGCTACTGCATCACCATTCAGCTTTACCACCACCTCAAGGCGCTGATCAAAATCAGCGACGATCAGGCGCAGGGCATGCTGTTTGGTGTGCAGCCTCTGGTGTGGGGCCGCACTGGCCGCGCCGGGGCGCTGACGCCGCTGGAGAAAATCAGCCTTGACGCTGGTTTTGACTTTGAGCCCAGCGCCAGCGCATCGGCTCTGAGCGTCCGCTCTTACGAGGCCCGCCTGAAGCACTGGGCCGTGGCCGCCAATCTGGACAGCCGCATCAGCCCGCACTGGCTGCGCCACACGCTGGCAATGAACATCATGGATACGCACCGGGGAGACGATGCGCTGCTGGTCATTAAGCGTGCCCTAAACCACCGCAGCCTAAGCTCGACGCAGATTTACACCCACATGAATCGCGAGTACTTTGCCGAGTCCATGCAGGTCGTGGCCAGCAGCTCGGGCCGCATGCACAAGGCCGATGCCAAGCGCGCGGCACAGGGAGCACGGGCATGATGACTACCCTCCCCTCCTCCCAGCTGCTGGCCAACTACAGCGACAAGCAGATCGACGCCATCACGCTGATGTATCGCACTGCAAAGCAGCACCTGGGCACCGGCGGCGGCAATGCTGCGGCTCAGCTGCTGCTGGGCCTGTACAACGGCACCCGCTTTCCCTACGACCTGACCGCCCTGCGCTCTTTTGACTCAGAAAACCTCGACGCGGCGCTGACCGTGCTGGAGATGGATGCACGCCGCACGTATTGCGAAGTGCATGCGCTGCTCGATGCCTTTTACAACGACACGTACTCGACGGGCAACGAATTTGAGCGATGGGCCTTTGACCTCAAGCTCAAAGGTCGCGGAAAAAATTACAACTTGGCCAGCGCAGGAAGGATTCGCCCATGAAAACCGCCATCATCCAACTCGAAGCCGACCGCATCGACTGGGCCATGCCCGTGCAGCAGCCAGACGGCTCAATGATCCAGCGCGTTCGCCTGTACGAAGGCAATGAATGCCGCGTCGAGCTTGTCGCCAATTTCCACAAAGACACCATCGAGGCCAAAGAGTGGGCCATGTCTGCAGGACGCATCAAGGCCGCCAAGATCGAAGAGAAAAAACCTCAGATCGATTACGCCCGCGAACTCAATTTGAATAGCCAGCGCATCCGCGCCGGTATAGCCCGTGTAGTGAGCAAAGCATGAACCTCAAATTCCTGAACTCCCTCCCCCTCCACTACTACAGGATGATGGCGGTTCCTTCTATCGCCATTTCCGGGCTGCTGACCTGGCTGACGATCCGGTACTTTACCCACGGCGCGGAAGCGCTGGAAACTGATCCTGTGCTGAAGGCGCTGGCCGTCATCACCGTGATTGCCCTTGTCTCTGCAGAGCTGATGTCTGGCTGGATGGCTGCCATGCTGTCTGGCCAGCGGTTCCGCGCCTGGTGCGCTGCCCTGTACACCTATTCCGGCTTCATATTTTTGATGGAATTTTTGTTCATCTGCATCGTCCAGATTTCGGGCGCTTTGAGCGTAGATATGGCACAGGCAAAGCTGGGCGCAGAGGCGGCAAGCTTGCAGGCCCGGATTGACCGCATCGAGTCAAGCGTCAACACAAAGCGCCAGACGGCAAATCTGCAGGTGTCAAAAGCCCGCGATGCGTATGAGCTAAAGCTGGCGGCAAAGTCAAGCCGGGAGGCAACAGATGAGGAGCTGCAGACCAAACCACTTTATGAAGATTTGAGGGTGGTGAAGGCGAAGATGCAGCCGACGCTCACCACGACGATGGATTTCATTGGCAACATCGTGGGGTTCAATTTTGGCCTGGCGTTCTCTATCGGCCTGATCGTCGCCCGCTGCTTTGGCCTGAGTGCTGGTGCGCTGATGTTCTCGATGTTCGGCGGAGCGCTGTGGCGTCGGGGCAGCGCGGTGGAGGCTCAACAGGCTTTTGTCAACGCTGCTGCAGCGCCTGTTTCCTCAACCGAGCCAATGGCATTCGGCAAGCCAGCGCCCGCGCCGGTCCCGTTCGGCAAAGTGCCCTCCCCTGCCCCGGTCGCTGTGCCTGCGATGCCTTCATGGACAGCGCGCATTGCGGCCAGCATCAAAAAGGCGCTGCCCACCTGGCAGCAGGCCGCTGTGGTGCCCGCTGCAGTGGGTGCCGCTTCTGGCGTGTCAGCCAAAGCGCCCGAAGCGCCAGAGCCAGCTCAGCCGCGTGTGGAGTATTCGATCAAGCTGGAAGCGCAGAAAGCGCCCAAGCTCGCAGCCAACGACGACACTGCCGCACCAGCCGAACCAGCCGCGCCAGCCGCACCAGCGCCAGCGCCGGAATTGGCACCCGAGCCAGCGCCAGCGCCAGAGCTGACCCTCTCCCCTGCCCTGCCGAAAACGGCACCGGCTGCTGCTGATCACGGCCTTGAAATGGCACGGGCCATCATGTTCAATCCAGCACAAGCCGAGGAGCATGAAAAGCCCGCTGCAAAGCCTTCATTCGAGCTGAAGCTGGTGCCAAAAGAGCGCGCTGAAACCCCTGCACCTGCAGCGCCAGCACCAGAACAAGCGCTTGAAATTGTGTCGAATCCAGCACAAAACGATGTGCCTGCTGAGCCTGTCGCACCTGCTGCAGCGCCAGAGCATGAAACCATCGTTCAAGCGCCTGCTGCAGAGCCTGAACATGCTGCTGAAATCGTGCTCAATAAAGCACGAAAAACCACGACAGGGCGCAAGCTCGGGCCGCAGGTTGACACGGGCACCGGCGAGCATGACGGCTACCGATTCCGCCGCCTGAAAGAGGCGGTGATGGGCGGCCTCAAGCCGACCGTGGCAAATCTGATCATTGCCGATGTGCCCTGCAGCACGGAAGTGGCGCGTGGCTACCAACGCGGCATGGTTCGGGACGGCGTGCTGGTGCGCAAGGGAAATCGCTACATGCTCGCGCCGAAATACGCCGCGCAGCTCAACAAAGACAAGGCCAAGGCCAAGACCACGGCCAAATCAAAATCTAAGCCAAAGAGCGAACAGCTCAGCCTGCTGGGAGACCAAGCATGAAATCGAACAACACCCGGATGCTGAGTGCGCAGAACATGCGCCGCACAGTGGTCAAGATGGAGCAGAAGCCCGCTGACCTCATGAGCCAGGTCAAAGTTCAGGTGGCCAAGCTGACGCCCGCGCAACGCGACTACATTCTCACGCCGTGCCTTGAGGCGGTGGCGGCGCTGCAGATCGGCACGTTCACCACCGAACATTTCCGCTCGCTGGTCGATGCGTTCAACGTCGGCGAGCTGTTGGCCAAGCCGCCTTACAACCTGTGCAACGACCACGCGCACAAGTTTGGCGCGGTGCTGCTGGCGCTCGAAGTGCTGGCAACGCGATACAGCTTTACCCAAACGTGGGTGCCCGGCGAGCGCCGTATGCAAGTTGTCAAAGACGCGATGGAGATCCACGAAATCCAGCTCCAGTTTGTGTCTCAAGCTGAGTTTTTTGACGCGTTGACGCGTGTGGCCATCAAGGCGCGCAATGCGCTGGCCGGTCACGCTGTTGGCCGCACGGTGCTGGAGGTTGCATGACATCGACCACATTGATCGCGCTGCTGATTTTGCTGTTCGTCTCGGGCGCGCTGCTGATCAGCTTCAATGCCTGGTGCCTTGCATCGGGCCGACGGTTCAGGCAAACCGACATGACGGTGCTGCTGGCGGTGATTTTCTGGTTTGTGGTTACCGGCTGGGCTGGCCAATTGCTTTATCGGGTGCTGTCGTGATAGCCGTATTGTTTGCCCGTGCTGACAGCGTTTACAAGACGTTGCAGGGCACGGACGTATACGACGCCGGGCGAGACGCCCGCACCTGGACAGGTGGCGCGCCCGTGGTGGCTCATCCGCCGTGCAGGGCATGGGGACGGCTTCGCCATATGGCAAAACCGCGCCCCGATGAAAAGGCGCTGGCCTTGTTTGCCGTGCAACAGGTGAGACAGTTCGGCGGGGTGCTGGAGCATCCGGCCAGCTCGACACTCTGGGCGGCTGCGGGCCTGCCAGCACCTGGACAGCGCGACACGTTCGGCGGCTGGACTTTGCCAATTTTGCAAAGCAGCTGGGGGCACCGTGCCGAAAAGGCAACGCGGTTGTACATCGTGGGCTGTGAGCCAGCTCAAATCCCCGATATGCCGCTGAGTCTGGCTTACCCCACGCACGTCATCAACTCACGCAAAAAAGACCGGCCAGAAGTCAGCAAAGCAGAGCGCGAACACACGCCGCCCGCGCTGGCCGTGTGGCTTGTCGAGCTGGCCCGGCGTTGTGGAGGTGCGCTGTGATGCCAACCGTAGCGCTTTCGATCCGCCAGCCTTGGGCCTGGCTGATCGTCAACGGCTTCAAGGACATCGAGAACCGGGATTGGCCAACGCCGTTCCGGGGCGAGTTCCTGGTGCATGCGGGCCTGACCTGCAAGCCTGCCGACTACGACGCGGCCATGCGCTTTGTCGAGGCTGTCAACCCGGCGCTGGTGCAGCATGTGCCCGAGCTTGGCGCGCTGCGCCGGGGCGGCATTGTGGGCATGGCCACGCTGGTCGATTGCGTGGCCATGCACGAATCGCCCTGGTTTGAAGGCACGCCGGACGGCGGCTTTGGCTTTGTCCTGACGCATGGCCGCCCGCTGCCGTTCCGGCCGTGGAAGGGCAGGCTGGGCTTTTTCAACACGGACAGGCCTTAAGCGATGACCCGCGCATTCAATTTGTTCATGCGCTACTCGCCGGACCAGCTCAAGGCCCGGCGGGCAAAAATCACCGGCAACCCGCGCAACCGGGTGCAGGGCGTTCCGTTTGTGGTCTTCAAGCGCTCGCCGACGCGCCAGCTTGCCGACATTGACCTGGCGCTGATGTACTGCACCCTCGGGGCAGAGCGGCGCAAGGCGCGCAGCTGGTGGCGGCACTTCATGGTCTTGGTGGGCTTGACAATCGGGCTTCAACTTTTTTGGAGCACCCGATGATCAAGATTCAACTCGCCGAACTGCCACCAGTGCGCACCGATGGCGCGGCAGACATTCCCACCGACACATTCATGCGCCTGCAAATGCAGTGGCAACACGCCGACGTGTCGCTGGCCATTTACATCTGGACCTTCATGGTCTGTGCGGCCAGCGCTGGCCGCGTGGGGCCGTTCAGCGCGGATGACCTGCAGCGCGAGACGCTGCCCCAAGAACCAAAAAAACGCCTCAAAAACTCGGAGGTGGAGCGCTGCATGGCTCACCTGGCCGAGTTCGGAATTGTGAAACTCTCCTCAGAACCTGACCCAACACCATGACCACGAAAAAAACCCAAACGCTCGCCACCGCCAAACCGACGGTGAAGGCCAAGACGCTGCCCGCATCGTTCAAGACCCCGAACTTTGCGCGGATTGAACAGGTAGAGATTCACTACCTGTTCAACGTTTTTCGGGAAGCGACAACGGCCTACATTTACCAGCTGATCAAGATGCACGCCGATTACAAAACGGGTGAATTTCTTGGGAACTACCCCCGTCTGGTGGCGCTGTCCACACCGCCCAAGCCCGAGCGCGGGCGCAGCGTGCCGGGGCCGTCTCTTGAGCAGGTCACGCGTGCTGTGCGCGACCTGATCTCTGTGGGCCTGCTGAGCCGCGACGCCGAAAACAACACCGCCCAAGGCCAGCTCAGGCTGCAGGTGGTGGTGATGCGGCACCCGGAGGAGTTCGCGCAGTACCACGACCCGATCACCAAAAAGACGGAAAAGCTTTTCTTGAAAGGCGCTGCAGCCATCGCAGAGGCGCAGAAAGCAGAGGAGCGGGCCGCTGCAGAGGCGCAGGCTGCTGTCAGCGCTGCACAAACTCGGCAGACGCAGGAAAGCGCCCCAGCGCCCACCAAGGCCGCTGCAAGCCCTGCAGCGGCCACGCCTTCGGGCTCGATGGCCGAGGAGCTGAAGAGCATCGCCGATGAGGCGAAGAAGCAACGCCGCCAGGCGTATTTTGAAAAGAATGGCTACTACCCCGAAGAAGCCAAAGCAGCCAAAGCGAAAAAGGCCGCGTAATCGCTATGCCTGCATACCGCATTGATGGATTGCTGGTGTTCGTGAAGGGCACCAAACTTCCCCCAGCCTGTGAGGCCATCGCTGGCCAGCCGTGGCCGGTCGGCAATGGGCAACGCAAGTGCATGACCATGAGCCGCTACCTGTGCGACTGGCCCGCAGGGGAGGGCAAGACGTGCGACCGCGCCCTGTGCGAGGCCCACGCCACGCCCGTCGGCAAAAACCGGCATTACTGCCCGGCGCACCTGGCAGAGCACAAGGCCGCCGAGCGGCAGCTGGGCCTGTTCACGTCGCTGGTCAAAAACTGAAAGAAAAAGCCATGAACTCAAAAACCAAGCATGCGGAAGAACAGCGTAGATATGTGAAACGGCACCCTGAACGGGCAAAAGAATCACAGAAAAAACAATGGGATAAATTTTCTACAAAACTAAAACATCGGATGCGACTGCGCGGTCAGCCAAAACCTTCAGAACAAAGACTGCGCCGCGCAAAAAAAACACAAGGACTCCCAAACAAGGGCAAGAAATGGCAGCCCGAAGAATTGGCCTTGATCTTCTCAAAATCAATGACTGACACAGAAATTGCCATTCGACTTCAACGGTCTGCGCAATCAATAAACATAAAACGATCTCGGCTAGTTGCCGCTGGACAACACCCTGATGGATGGACCCCAAAGGGAACTCCAATTCAGGCTGTGTATTGAGATTGCCATGGTGAAAAAATTGGGCAATTTTCCGATTTCGGTGCTCGCCATGCTGCATAATTGCAGCCGTGTCAGCCTCATGCTGACCTGGCCGGGAAGCCAGATTACCCGCTGTGACGCAAGCCGCAGCCTTTTCGTAAGCCGTGCGGCTTTGTTGTTTCGCGCCCCAGTTTTGGCGGCACGATTGGTGAGTCGCAAGGCTCACGGGTTCGCGCCAGCGGGTACCCGTCTTCCCGGCCAGTCGTGCCGCCGCCATTACCGGGAAGTAGTGGCAGCGGTTAATAACTTACCCGCCTGGAGGCCACTTATGGCTAAAACTTCACTTTGCCCAGCAACCGCTGGCGTTTCTTCACACCTGGCCGCCGCCAGCACCTCTGCCGCCCCCGCAGACAGCGCCCAGCGCATCAGCCTCGCCAACCCTTACGTTGACATGCCCGAAGGCAATGCAGCGCTCCAGGACGTGCTGATCGACGCCCAATGCGCCTGCGTCACGCTGACCACCATCGTCGAGCTGCTGCGCGGCTGCGCCGCTGGCCATCAAATCACCGCTGTCGGCATGCTGCGCCTGCTGGAGCCGGTGGCGGGCAGCCTGGACACCCTTTGCGGCGATCTGGGCACCGTGGCGAACCTCGCCAACACGCACTGAGCGGTATCGACGATGACACAAGCAGCACTGCAGCCTCTGAACGCCGTCCTGGCGCTGATCAGCGCTGGCGGGCTGCTGCGCCTACTGGACGCCCTTTGCGGCGCTCTGGAGGCCGTGGCTGCAGGCGCAGCCCTTCAAAAAATGAGTTGATTTCCCCTTGCGTTTTTGCACGTCTGGACAATTAAGCCAAGAGGTATCACCGGAGATTGTGCATAACTTTCTCAAGCAAAAACAAGGACTTACAAGGGATTGACGGACATTAGCCGGGAGATATGCCAAGAGGGTATCAATGTCTTTTTTAATTCAATCTCTTTATCTCTTAAAAGTCCGGTTGCTGTGGATAACTTTTTCACCCCTCAGAAAAACGCGTTCCGCGCGGGGGGAAGAAACAACAGACCCCCAAGGGGGGTGCAGAACGTCCCCCAGCGCCTTAACCATCGGGGCAGGATCAGGCAGGGGTCAACACCGCGTAGAGGCCCGGCCAAGTAGGCGCAAGCGCCTCATGGCTGCAAAGGTCCGGGCCGCTGGCGCGGTTGCTTTCAAGGCGCGATGATCAAGCCAGCGCTCAATCGGGCACCACGCCCACCGTCAGGGGCCGACCCTGCGGGATCGGCTTTTGAGCGATCAGGCACCGCAAAGGCGGGAACCGCTTCGCTTCGCTCACATGGGCTTCGCCCATCAAAACCGCTCATCAAGGGAAAGAATCCAGCGCAAAACCGCCGAAAAATCGATGCAATGGGGCCAAGGCGCTGATTTCAGGGGGTCGCCGATGCCAGCGCCTAGCCTTACCCGTTTAAAACGCTCTAAGGCCCGTAAAATCTGTTTCTGGGTGTAGCGGATGGTTTCCGGTTTTGCTTTCCGGTTTTCGTCGGAAAAATGAGGGGGGTTTTGGCGCTGGCCACGACCATTGCGAGCGCATCCTCCGAATGGTGCGGCCAGCGCCGCCGCCGGGCAGGGCGGGCCGGTGCTCCAGGTGGTGGCCGTGCGCGCCGCGCTTCATTATTTTTGGGCTTGGATAATGAACTCTAAAAACCTGAAAAGTTGTTTGGTTTCAATGGCTTGTCAGCAATTTCATTATTTTTCGCCAGCTGTCTGGGCTTGATGGCCAGCCGGTGCCGCGCCGCCGCCGAGCGCTGCAGCGTGACCATTTTGGCGCGGTCACCAGCATGGTTTTATTAAGTGTTTTGGTATGTATTTTTTGCTTTTTAAATTCATTTAACTGCAAATTAGCAACAAATAATAATTAGGTGGATTTGATGGCTACTGAAACCGTTAAGAATTTCGTGGTCATCGACGAATGGCTGCAGTGGCTGCAGCACTCTCGCGGTCGCAGTGAGCGCACTATCGAGGCGTACTCGATGGCGCTGAAAAAGCTGCAGGAATTCATGCGGGGCCGCCCGCTGCTGGAGGCTGATCCTGTCGAGCTCGAAACTTTCTGCGGGCTTTGGCTGCACAAAAAAGGGATCGTGGCGCGCAGCCGGATTCCCTACATTTCGGCGGTGAAGGGCTTTTATACCTACGCCCTGGCACGCGGCCTTGTGCGCAGCAATCTGGCGTCAAGCATCTCGCACCCGAAGACGGGCCGCCCGCTGCCGCGCACGATCTCCCTGGAGAATTCTGAGAAGCTGATGTGGGCCCCGGACTTGAACACGCTGATTGGCCTGCGCGACGCGGCCATGCTGTCGCTGATGATGGGCTGCGGGCTGCGTGTGTCGGGCCTGGTGGGCATCAATGAAAGCCACTTCACCAACGTGCAGATCGAGGGCCGCGTTCGCCTTGCGCTGCGGGTCACAGAAAAGGGGCGGAAAGACCGGATCGTCCCTATCCCTCAAGAGGCTGAAATGCAGGTGAGGGTGTATTTGGAGCATGAGGAGCTGGCCGAGATCGACCGCGACCTGCCCGCGCCCCTGGGCCAGCCGCCTGATCGTGTGGTGTTTGTGTCGATGCGCTCGACAAAGCTGCCCGCTGATGAGCACCGGGGCGAGGCGCGCCGCCTCACGCGCAAGGCTGTCCACGACATGATTCAAAGGTATGGCAAGCGCCTGGGCATACCTGCTTCTGAGCTGCACCCGCATGCGATGCGTCACTTGTATGGAACCGAGCTGACCGAAGGCAATGTGGCTACAGCTGCCGTGCAGGATCTGATGGGCCATGAAGACATCAAGAGCACCTCGATTTACACGCACCTGGCTGCGCGCAGGAAGTTCACGGCAGTCGATCAGCATGGGCCGCTGGCGAAGATGAAGACGCCGGTGTCTGAATTGCTCAAGCGCCTGCCTTCCTGACCGCATCATGACCTATCCGCGCGCCCCGTTTGAACTGCCGGTAGGGTTACACAAACCTAACAGTGTTACCTTGCTTGATCTAAATATCCTATGTGCATCAATGATCTTGCGACTTTCTCAAATATGTAACAAAAGCGGGCAAACTCTCAAGTGCCTATTTCAATGGTCACTGCGTAGTCTGGTGAAAGTCGCAGTGCTTGACGCAACTCTCAGAGGAGAAAAGAACAATGAATTTGCATGAAAGTCGCAGTGCCTCGCCTGCACGCGCGCCTGAGCTGCCCGGTGCCTGCCCTGAGCCGATGGGGGTGGGGGCACGGCAGGGCCACTTCAGCGCCCGGCAGGGGGGGGGTGGGTACCTGAACGAATGCACCTCTTCAGAATTTTTGGAACTGGCCAAAATTCAGGAATTTGAAAAAATGGGCTTGCCAGCAGTCTGGATTCGCGTCGCCCAAGACATCGGTTACGACGCTTTCCTGCGCGTCTGGCGCATCCTCGACACCTCCGCCGATCACGGCGAAGTCAGGCTGTCCGACAGCGGTGCCATGATTTTGGCCAGCCTGCGCAGGTACAGCAGCTACAAGCGCTATCAGCGCAACCGCTGGATCGAAGAGCTGTCCAGCCGTGGCCTGAAGGGTGCCGCGATACAGTGCAAAGTCAAAGAAAAGCTGGGTGAATCTATTCAGCTGGACGCAATTTACAGAATCGCTAAAGGGAGAAAAGAGAAATGAAAAAAGCCATTATTTATGCGCGAGTGAGCAGCAAACGCCAAGCCGATGACGGCCTGCCGATTGAAAGCCAACTCGCCCGGTGCCGCGAAAAGGCCGAAGCCCTTGGGGCCGAGGTGTTGCGCGAATTTGTAGATGGCGGTATATCGGGAACAACAGATAAACGCCCAGGCTTTCAGGAGGCCATCAATTTCTGTTCGCTCATGGACGTGGACCACTTCATCACCTGGTCGAGCAGCCGTTTTGCCAGAAATGTCATGGACGCGGCCCGCTACAAGCTGATCCTGAAGTCGCACCGCACGCGGCTGACATACGTTTCGGGCGACGTGGACACAAGCACAGACGATGGCTGGCTCATGGACAACTTTTTTGCCCTGTTTGACGAACACGTCAGCAGGCGCGTCAGCGCAGACACCCGGCGCTCGATGCTCAAGGCGGGCAGCGATGGGTATTTCATGGGTGGGCGCGTGCCCTTTGGGTTTTCAACCATCGCCGATGGCAAGCGCCGCCGCCTGGTGCCGCATCCAGTTGAGGCCGAGACGGTCAAGACGATCTTTGAAATGTCGTTGCGCGGCGCGGGCGTGAAAATCATCGCCATGACGTTGAACGATGCTGGCCAGCTCCAGCGCGGGCGGCCCTGGGCCAAAAACACCGTCAATTTCTTGTTGTCAAACGAAATTTATGCGGGTGTCAGCATTTTTAACCGGGTCAGGAAGGGCGTGACCAACCCGCCCGATGTCTGGATACGCGTCAACAGCCACGCGCCGATTGTGTCGCCTGAGACCTTTGAGCGCGCTCAGGAAGGCCTTGAGAACCGTCGCCCCGAGCGCGTGGGCGGCACGCCGCGCAGCCTGGCCGTGTTTGCTGGCATGCTGCGCTGCGGTGCATGCGGCGGGGCCGTCACGCTGACAAATGGCACAAGCCGCAACGGGCAGCGGCACCACTATTACGCCTGCTGCAGTCACATGCGCGGCAAGATCACCTGCGGGTTTAAGCCTGTTCGGGTTGATGAGCTAGACCCGTGGCTTGTGTCCGAGCTGCTGGACAAGGTGCTCACGCCCGAAGTAGTCGAGCGCGTCATGGAAGAGGCCACGGCGATGAGCGGGCAGTGGGCGCGCGACCGTCAGCAGCGCCGCGATACCCTGGTGAAGGACTTGCGCGCCACCGAGGCCAAGCGCGGCAAACTCTACGGCGTGCTAGAGCTGCTGGGCACCGATGCGCCAAACCTTGCTGATATGGGGCCACGCCTGCGCGAGTTGAACGCTCAGGTAAAAGCGCTGGAGCAGAGCATCATCAAGCTGGAGGAGGAGCCTATTGGGCCGCTGGACGCGCCAGCGCTGGACGTGGAGGAGGTCACTGGCCTGCTGCGCGGCCTTGTACAGGACTGCAAAGACCCGAAAAAGCTGCGGGTGTTTTTTGGATCGTTTGTGGAGCAGGCCACGGTGCGCGGCGACACGGTGGAAATCGACTACAGCGAAGGCCGCATGCTGAGCTTGGGCAGCTCGGCGGTTCGCAGTGGCGGCAAGTGGCTCCCCGTGCTGGGCACTCTACGAACCAAAACGCTCGTTTTGACACGTGGAGAGGGTGCCAAAAGGGCAGCCTGAAGCGTGTTACAGTTCGTTCCGGGAAGTTCCGGTTCGCGCTGGGCTTCCCCTCCCTTTCAGAGTCATCTGAATTCATAGCCCGGCCTGTCCGGGCTTTTTTTTGCAAATTGGGTTACTTTTTTTGCGTCAGTTTTGCGGCCATCATCCCGCGATGGCAAAAGACTGGACAGGACAGCTCAAGGAAGTGAATTTCAAGTGCAAGGAATGCCGGTGCTCGTTCACCAGCATTCCTGATCTGATCGAAGACGATCCAGACTCACCGCACCATCCTTACCGCTACTTTGCAGACTGCATCAAATGCGGCGCAGAGCACCAGCCGCAGGCTGGCTGGGAACGCGGCCTGCTCAAAGCACACCAGAAAAGCACCGGCCCGGTGACGGCTGCCGGTAAAGCCGCCAGCGCTGCCAACCTTGACGGGCACCCGACCCATGAGGAAACGTTTCGGACCCGCTTCAACGCCATGAAGCACGGCATGACTGCCCAAACCGCGACCTATTTTCCGGCCAAGCCTGATGGGTACTCTTTTTGCGGTCAGTGCGACGTGGGGCGGGACTGGTGCGCCAGGCAGTCGGCTTGCGTCAAGCAAACCGAAATTTTCATGTTGCACCATGCGGCTTTCGATCAGCGTAACCCGAAGGTTTTGACCAGCCTGCATGCCAATTTGCACGCGGCGCTGATGGCGACCCTGCAGATGTGCCTGCAAACGGTGCTGGGCGACGGCGTGGTGCTCAAAACGCCGCGTGTCGAGCTGTCGCGTGAAGGCGTTCCGGTGGCGCTGACCTACAAAGATCAAAACGGCAACCTGTGCCATGTGTACGACTACGCCTCAAACCCAGCGTTCAAACCCATCACCGATTTGATCAGCCGCCTGGGCCTGTCGATGAGCGATCTGGGCATGTCGGTGCGCAACGCAGAGGCTGAAGAAGAAAAGAGCATGGGCGTGCTCAAGCTGGATCAGTCGAGCAAAGAGTCGCTCGAAGGCTTTGGCCAGCGCATGCTGGAAGCCACCAAAAATGCCTCACAGATGATTGTCAATGCGCAACTGGCGACACAGCAAGATCCTGTTTACATCGAGCACAAGGCGCGGGGCGGCGACAGGTGAGCCGCTCGACACCCGCCACGCGCCTGCGCAGCTCGAACGTCGCTGAGCGCGAAATCATGCGCTTTGCGCTGCCGGACCCGGTCACGGGCATCAAGCCGCACGGCCTTTGGCACAAGCACGTCCACAACGTCGAGCTTGACCCCATCCAGCTGCTCAAGATGCAGGAAATGGACCTGCACCCGAACACTGTGGACAACAGCTGCCGCCGCACGGGCAAAACTGCTGTGAAAGAGATGTACATCCTTGAGAAGCTGGCCACAATGCCATATCAAGAGTGCGGCATTGTTGCGCCGCGCCTGCAGCAGAGCCAGAACAACCTCAATTACCAGCTCGACGCCATCAAGCGCAGCGAGATTCTGAAAGCCTACATTGCTTATGAATCAGGCCGCCCGCAGATGAAAGACCTGGGGTTTGAGCTTGTGAACCACAGCAAATGCAGTGCCTATGGGATCATGAGTCAGATCGACGGCGACTCCATCACCATCGGCGACCTTGAAGAAGTTGACGATATGCCGCAAGACCGACTGTTGAGCCGGTTTTTGCCGATGCTTGGCGCGGCGCGGCGGCTGGGCGTTGATTCGCGCACCCAGAGTTTCAAACCGGAAATCCGCATCACCGGCGTTTTTAAAGGTGCCGACGTGCTGCAGAGCCTGATCAACACGGGCGAATACCACATCCTGCCCGCCGTGAACATTCACCTTGGCGTGCAGATGGGCGCGGTGGACAAGGCCTGGGCCGAAAGTATGCGCCTGCAGCTGCCGCCCGACGAATATCTGCGCCAGTTTCTTTGCCTGAACGTCAAAGCCAAGAACTGGATCTGGGAAGAGCACATTCGCCGCGCTGCAGCGCTGGGCCTTGAGGCCGGTCTGGAGCGTGCTGTGCCCGTGCCTGGCATGCGCTACAAGCGGCGCGGGCTGATCAGCTTTGGCTATGACCACACCGGCCACGGTGAGGACGTTGCGGCATCTAAAAGCGCGCTGGTAGTGTGCGAGCAGCTGGGGAACTGGATCACGTTTCCGTTTGTGCATCTTTGGGCACCGGGCGTGAGCGACTCCAGCATCATGAACGACTTGGTGGCATTTTGGGACTATTTCCGGCCTGACTATTCAATTGGCGACGCTTACGGCGTGGGCATGCTCACCAGCCTGAACGATGTGCTTTTCAGAAAAGGTCTGACGCACATCAACCGCGAAACGGTCAACGAAGGCCAGAGCAACGCGTCGAGCTGGGGCGAGTGGGCTTTTGCGCCCATGCGCTTTGAGGGCCAAACTAAACACGTCATGGCCAGCGCCGTGCGTGAGGCGTTCCACCACAGCCGCGCCGCTATGCCGTTTGTTGACCAGGCCAATGACCTTGAGCCGCCCGAGTGGATTGCGTTCTGCAGGCAGCTGGCCAACATGCGCGCCGAACCTACCAAGGCCAGCTACACCAGCTTCAAGATGGCCGATAAAAAGATTGGCGACGATTTGTTTGATGCGTGCATGGCGGGCGTTTATGCGCTGCTGACACGCGGCCTAGCCGACGCGCCATCGGTGATTGAAACCCGGACAGTGAGCCGCGCCAACCTGCTGGGACTGCCCGCCGGGGTGCGGCTGAACGGTCTTTGAACCCTACATTTGAGATCGAAAAAATGAACATCATCACCCGCACCACCAGCGCTGTGGCAGCTATGGCAGCAGCCTGGAAAAACTTTAACCCGTCAGCCAGCGCGCTACCAGGCGAAACCGGCGACCGGCTGGCCAGCGATGACGCGATGGACAGGCTTTATCGGTCGATGTGGCTGGACACAGACCGCCGGGCGATGGTGCAGCAGGTGCGCCGCATGGACCGCACCGATGGCCGCGTTAAGCGCATTCACAACCGGGTGGCGCGGGACTGCATTCGCGGCGGGCTGGTGCTTCAGGTGCGCAACCTGGCAAGCAGCGAGGTGCTGAAACGGGAGTGGGAGCTGTTTTCAGGCCGCCTGCAGCTTGACGCCGCCGAAAAGCTGAAATCCGATGCCAGAGGCTTTGTGATGGAAGGCAACCTGCCGCTGCAACTGGTCCTGAACGACCGGCGCGAGGTGGTGGCCGCGATCCGCATGCCCTCGGAAACCATCAACCCGATCACCGATATGGGCGGGCGCTTCAAAAACCCGGCGGCGGCTTATGAACAGCGCGACGTGATGACAGGCCAGACGCTGGCAACCTGGCCAGCGTGGCAGATGGCGTTGTGCCGCCTTGACCCGGACAATTACGACGATCAGGGCTCGATGGGCCGCCCGCTGCTCGACGCGTGCGCCACAAGCTGGCAAAAGCTGATCATGACGGAAGAAGACCTTGTGATTCGCCGCCGCATGCGCGCGCCGCTGCGCCTGGCGCACGTGCTGGAAGGTGCTGACGAAAAGGCGATGGCCGAATATCGCCGAAACGCCGAAAATGAGAAAGGTGATATCACCACCGATTTTTATTTAAATCGAAAAGGCAGCGTGTCGGCCATTCAAGGCGATTCAGGCATGAGCGATATGGCTGACGTGGTGCATTTGATGGACACGTTTTATGCCGGTGGCCCTGCGCCCAAGGCGTTGTTTGGTTATACCAACGGCCTGAGCCGCGATATTCTGGAAGACCTCAAGCGCGATTATTATGATGAAGTGGACAGCGTTCAAGATAATCTGTCTTATGGCTATGCGCTGGCGTTTCGCATCCATTTATTATTTAAAGGCATTGACCCGGACACCGACGATTTTAAATTGCGCTTTGCGACCCGGCGCACGGAAACGCCGAACCAAGTCGCTGATCTGGCGCTGAAGTACATGGCCATTGGCCTGCCCGAAGACATGGTGTACGCCGACATGGGCCTTGACCCGGACTATGTGCGCCAGAAAAAAGAGGAGCAGGCCGAACGCAACGACCCTTACCCGGCCCCTGGCGGCCCCGTGGCGCTGCCGGGCGGCGCGCCGGTGCCAAAGGTGAGCATCACGCCGGGAAACGCGCCAAAAGGCGAAAGCGCAACGGCCATCAACAACCCCGGCGGCAACGGCGGAAAAGGAAGAGCATGAACATGGATTTTGAAAAGCGCGTGATTGGAGACTGCACGCTGTACCGGGGCGACTCGCTTAAATTGGCGAGTGAAGGGATTTTTGGAGAAGTTGACTCTCTCGTAACCGATCCTCCCTATGAAATTCCAAACAAGTCTAAGCCGCAAAACAGGGGGGCCGGGCGCGGTGTGCGCACGCTTGAGTTTGCCTGGGATGTTGCGGGGGTAACCGATCATGTTGTATTGCCAGTTTTGAAGTATTGCGCAGAGAAAACACGAAATGCGGCGCTTGTTTTTTGTGGGCCTGAACAGGCAGGTGAAATTGCAAAAGTGCTGAGAAACAGCAAGATGGTGTCAAAGCATGCAGTGTGGGTAAAGCCATACCCGCCGCCACCGATGCCAGGAAACTGGTGGCCATCTGCGCATGAGCCAATGGTTTACGGGTATCGCAAAGGTGCGTTTTTTGGCGATGAAAACCCTGGGCGCTGCAATGTGTTTTTGTGCGACTCACTGCGCTATGGGCGTGCTGAAAAAGTCGGCCATCCCAACCAAAAGCCGCTAGAGCTTGTAAAACACCTGGTGCGCAGCGTTACCACGCCAAAAGGTATCGTGCTCGATCCGTTTATGGGCAGCGGTTCGACGGCCATTGCTGCGCTGAGCCTGGGCCACACCTTCATTGGCTGCGAGATCGATCCTGTTCATTTTGATGTGGCCTGCCGCCGCATCCAAGCCTTCTATGACAGGCAAAATGGGGGTGAACAACTTCACATTCTTGGGGATTTATGAACACCATCCGCGCCGCCGTCCTGCAGCTCCAGAAAGCCGCCGCCGGGCTTTATATTCTGTACGCCATTGAAAAATACGGCCCGCGCAGCAGTCGCGACCGGCAGCGCCAGTTCTGGCAATTCTGGATTGCGCGGTGAACCTCGCGCCTGCCATCCGGCGCGCAAGCCAGCAGGCGCGGAACGCCATGTATGCGCTCGATGCGCAAGCGGTGGCTGACCTGCTGACCATTTACCAGGACGCCGCCGCCGAGGTGCGAGGACGGCTCAATGCGGTGGCCGATGCTGGGGGCACGGTGCCGCCGCACCAGCTCCAGACGCTGCTGGGACAAATCGAGACGGTGATTGACGGCCTGGGCCTGCAGCGCGACCAGCTGCTGGGCACGGCCATTGAGCAAGCGGCAGCGCTGGGTGTGCGGCCCTTCACCGCGCCGGGCGTGCTGGCCGTGGGCGGCACTCAGGCGGTGCTCGACAGCGCGGCGGCCAGCCGCATCAACGAGCGTGCGGTGAGCTTTGTCAGGGAGTTTGTGCAGGCTGACGGGCTGGCGCTGAGTGACCGCGTCTGGCGGCTTGACCGGGGCGCGAAAGAGACGCTGACCCGCGCGATTGGCATGGCCGTGGTGCAGGGCCAAAGCGCGGCCACGGCGGCGCAGCAGCTGCTGATGCGCGGCGAGCCGTTGCCCGCTGACGTGGCCGCCCGCCTGCAGCGCGCCAAAGTGCCCGCGCTGGTAAAGACCACGGACCTGCTGACCAACGCCAGCACGGGCGCTTTTGCCAACGCCCAGCGCGTGATGCGCACCGAAATCAACCGGGCGCACGGCGAGGCATTTATGGCTGCGGGCGAGGGTACGCCGGGGTTCACCGGCTGGCGGTATTTGCTATCGCCGCGCCATCCTGCGCCTGATGTGTGCAATTTATTGAGCGCTCAGAACCTGTACGGGCTGGGCCGGGGCGTGTACCCAAGCCGCCAGGCCACGCCGTGGCCAGCGCACCCGAACACCTTGAGCTTTGTCGAGCTGGTGTTTGTGGATGAGGTCACCGCCGAAGACCGGGCGGGCAAGCAGACCAGCCTGCAGGCGCTGCAGCAGCTGAGCCCGGAGGTGCGCGCAGGTGCGCTGGGGCAGGGTAAAGCCGCGTATTTTGACAAGGGGTTGCTGACCACAGGAATGATCCGGGCACCGCTGCGAGCGGTGGAACAGCGGCTGGGGCGGCAGGGAAAAATAAATTGAAAATTGTTTTAACTTACTTCTAGAAGTAAGTTAAAATTCGGCCATGCCAGCAAAATCGCTGGCACCGACGCCTCCGGTAGCAGGTAGGAAAATAAAAATGGCTTGGAACACAATCACCTTTGCATGCGGTCACACCGAAGAGCAGCAGCTCTACGGCAAGGTCAGCGAGCGCGAGCGCACTGTTGCCGCTGCCCTGAACCACAACTGCCCAGCCTGCCGCGCAACCAAGGCCGCAGCAGCCGACAACGCCGCAGGCCTGCCCGCTCTGCAGGGCACCGAGAAACAAATCGGCTGGGCCAGCGAGTGCCGCGCTAAGCTGCTGCCCCTGCTCGATGCACAGGCCACACGCGGTCAGACCATCATCGCCCGCATTGATGCTGGCGAAGCCGACGGCAAAGCACCTGCCGAGCGCATCGCCGCCGAACGCGCCAAGACCGTCGATGTGATTGCCAAGATCGAGCGCATCAAGGCCAACACCAAGGCAGGCTACTGGATCGACAACCGCAGCGCCAACGTGCTGACCATGCTCAACGAGGCCAAGTAATGCAAGCCATCGCCCAACTTATCAAACGGGCGGTGGCGCAAGCCGCCCGAGGTCCGGCAATGGCTGGAATTTACGTCAAGAGCGTAGCCATAGCGGCTGCGCATGATTGGACGCATGACCCGATCATGCTCATCACCTGGTCAATGCCCGATGCGGGCGCAGTCATTGATGTGCCAGAGGTGGCGCTGCCAGGGGTTCGAGCCTCGGTCATCAGCCGCCCAGCGGACACCGCCATCCGCCTAGATCGCAACTTGGCCAGCCCGGCAGAGCTGGAAGACGCCATATTGGCTGCAGCCTGGGAAATGGGCTCTTGGGATTTGGTGCGGCTGGAGCTGGCACCATTGGCTGCTGGAGCTGACTGGTGGGACGCACGGCATGGTATTGCTCCGAGCTTTGGCCGCAACCCGTACACCATCTGCGGCCAGCCGCTGGTGGTGGGCGAAGGAGCTGATGATGAGGTGTGCGAGGCTGCAGCAGTGGGCGGCTACATCAAATGGCGGTTTTTGCCGACAACAAGCGCTGGGGCTAACACCCGCCAGCACAGGCGAGGAAAAGACGCGACGCTGCAGCCAAACGGTGCCCGCCCAGGATCGCCTGGCGAACACCGGGCGGCCTGGAGGCATCCCGTTAAGCCGCTTACGGCCTGCGAGCATCAATACCAGCTTGGACAGTCCGCAGAGTCAGCGGGCGCTGGTCAGTCCCGTGGAGGCCGTCCAAGCTATGAGCGCCGTCTGGCACGCCGCGAAGCCATCAGAGCGCAATCCCTTAAAAACCCATAAAGGACTTTTTTTGTACATCAATCACATCACCTTAAACACCGGCCACAACGCCCGCAGCCAGCGCCAAGCCGTCAGCGACGCCACGCTCGCAATCGTTGCGCCATGGCTGCTGACAGCCGTCAACAGCGGTCAGCAGCACCCTATTCCAAATTTTGAGGATTACGCCATTTCCGCCATCGTTGAGGATGGCGGTCTGGTGGTGACCGTCTATGGTCGCCAGCCGGATATTGGCCCGCGCATGCCGCTGGTAACTTTCGGTGTTGCCCAGCGGTCACGTCAGGGTGAGCCGCTTTGGGGGCTGCTCACTGCAAATTTTGGCGCTCACGCATCTGCAAAACGGCCCGCAAAACCGTGGTGCGCCGTAGCGTTGCACGTCGCATTGCTCAATGACCTAAAAGCCGCGCAGTGGCTTGGCGACTTTGAGCGCTGCTGCGCATGGGCATGGATCACCCGTAATCCTGATCTGAGGTCAGCATGACGCACGAGCAATTCAACGCGCTGGCCAAGCTGATGCGCCTGCAGGAATGCCCATCAAAACAGGCCGCCCGCATGGTGCTGGTCGATGGCACTTCAAGCGCTGCAGCAGCAAGGGAGACGGGGCTTACATCTGGAGGTGTGGCCCATGTGATTAGGCGATGCAATGACGCAATGGCGCTTGCGAAAGTCGTTTCTTGCACCCGCTGCAAAGCGTGATCCAATAAGCGCAGCGACTGCAACAACTGGAAAAAAGGCCCGCACCACGCGGGCTTTTTTGCGTCTGAAAATCCGCAAAAAAGGTGACTTTTTTTACAAGTCGCTTTTGACAATCATCAAGCCCTAGCCCTGATTTCGGGCGCAGGGGGTTTGATGGTGCGATCTCGATTTTTTGGTATTGCGCGCGCGCTGGCCGGTATGGCCTGCCGCGTTGCGCCTGCTGCCCGGCAAGGGCGGCATTTCCGACTGTCTGACGGCGGCGGCGCTGCACCCGGCACGGTGCGGTTTTTGTCCCAATCCATTGAACTGGCCAGCGGCGCGGCGACAAGCTGGGTCACGGTCACCCGGACGGGTGATTTCAGCGATGAGCGCTACGGCAACTTTTCCATCACCGGCGCGATGCTGTCCCAAATGGTTAGCAACTTTGACAAGCGCGTGCTTGGGCAAGACGTGTATATCGACGTGGCCCACCGCCATTCCGACGGCGCGGCGGCCAAGGTGCTCAGGCTGGCCGTGGAAGGCGGCAAGCTGCGGGCGCTGGTCGAGTGGACTGACTTTGGCCGCGAAGCCGTCAACGTGCGCGGCTTTTCGTACTTGAGCGCCGAATTCCATGAAAACTGGGTTGCGAATGAAGCCGGTGCCACGTCAAGCGGCTGTGTGCTGCTCGGCGCTGGCCTGACGATTCGCCCCGTCATCAAGCACCTGGATTCTGTGGGCCGGGTGCAGCTCAGCACCGACGACAACGATCACGCGCCGCCCGTGCGCCTGCTGATCTCTCCCAACCTCCTCAAACAACTTTCGACACCGGACAACAACACCATGAACAAACACCTGCAAACGCTGCTCGCCCGCCTGATCAAACTCAGCTACACCGAAGCCAGCGCCAAGCCGCTGCTCGACGCCGCGCAAAAGCAGCTCGAAGGCCAGACCGACGAAACCAAATGCCTCGCCGTGGTGGACAGCTTTGTCGCCGCTGGCGAAACGGCAATGACGCAAATCAAGGCCGCTGGCGGCGACGGCAAAAGCGTGGTCATCACGCTGGCCGAGCCGCAGCCGCCGATTGATATTGCCCAGGCCGTGGCAAAGGCTCTGGCCGAACGCGAAACGGCCAATGCGCAGGCTGTGGCTACGCTGGAAGGCAAGAAAAAGCTGCTGAGCGAAACCATCACGGCAGGCGGCAAAACGCTGTCTGCCGACGATGTGGTCAAGCTGTCGGCGGAATACGCGCCGCTGATCGGCGCCAGCTCGACGGACGACCAGGTCAAGCACCTGGCCACCGTGGCGCTGAGCAAGCAGCAGGAAATCAGCTCGGCGGTGAAGCTGGCCGGGCTGGGTTATCACATTCCGGGCGGCAACGTGCGCATCACTGTGGACAGCACCAACGAAGTCAAGAGCCTGCAGGAAACGCTGGACAAGCGCCTCGGCCTGACCAATGAAACCGGCGACACCAAACGATTCTTTGGCACCGGCGGCGTGCTGCTGGCGCAAAACAAGGCCTTCGCCGAAAAAGTGCTGGCCGAATACGATCACATTCACGGCCCGCAGCTGCACGCCGAGCACAAAATGCTGGCGGCAGGCGTTGGTACGGTCAGCGATATCAAGGTGCCAGCGTCCTTTGAGCGCACCGTGCTGCGCGAGGCGCTGTACAACCTGACCAGCCTGAGCTTCATGGATGTGGGCACGGCGGCCCTGGCGCCGTCTATCAATATCCCGTACTCCTACCGCGATCTGAGCGCCGCTGGCTCTGCCCAGACGCTGATTTATGAAGGTCAGGGCATCCCGAACGCGGGCATCATCCAGACCTGGGACACGGCGTACCCAATCCCGCAAAAGCTGGCTTTCCGCGTCAGCAACGAAATGCAGTATTTGCTGGCTGCTGGCCCGATCAATTTCGACGCGATTGCCGAAAATGCGTTGAACGTCATCCGCATCGTGGGCGAGAACACCGAAGCGCTCAATCTGAACGAAATCGTTCGCAGCGCCGATGAGCACCTGGCATCCACGATCACCGACACGCTGACGGCGCAGGTCAACGGCACCAAGACGGTGTTTGTCACGACCAAATTCCCGGTTGTGCGCCCGCGCACGCGATACGACCTCAAAGGCAATGTGGCCGAAGCCACCACGAATGCCGTCACGGTCATGCTCAACGCCGTGGCGCGCAACGAATACCTGCCGCCCGCCAACGGCTCGGCGCTGGCCGCCGGAACTTACTGGGTGATGGATTACAACCTGGGCGAGCTGCGCTTTGTCAACGAATCGGGCGTCACCGTGGTGCCGACCAACGGCTGGGTGCTGACGGTGGCTTACAGCTACAGCCTGAACGCCTCTAAATTCGACGTTGACCTGGGCGCGCAGACGGTTGGCCAGCGTTACGACGATCTGCTGACGATCATCGGTTCGCGCCGCGTGGTGATCGAAAACGACCGCTATTACCGCGCAAACATGGCGCTCATGACCGGCGGCGTCAACAACGCGCTCGGGCAGGCCACGACCTTCAGCGCCAACGCGTCGCGGCTGGGCACCAGCCTCAATGCGGATGGCACGGTGGGCGTCACCAAGGGCGTGCCGACGTTCCAGGTGAGCGCGCCGGGCATGATGCTCAACGACAACCGCATCATCGTGGGCGAGTCGAAAAACAGCCGTTTCCGCATGTGCAAGGCCTGGGCTATGGGGCCGATGCAGGAAGCTCGCAACTCTGCTGGCAATTTCATTGCGATGAAGGAAGGCTACGGCGAGCAGTACATCGTCAGCCACACGCCTGTCAGCCGCAAGAACGCCGCCACCAGCGTGATCCTGTACAGCGGCACGGGCCGCGTGTCGCGCTGAGCCGGGAGCACACGATGGCCACACAAAATTATGAGAATACCGGCGCCCACGCCGTGTTTGTCGGCGGCAAGCTGCTGCAGCCCGGCGAGAGCCGGGAGTTCAACTTGGGCGATCTGCCGCCCGAATGCGCGCCGCCGGTGGCCGATGCGCCAGCCGACAAGACGGCCGCAGA